ATTACACAATTAGGTACTGGTAATGCCTTTGTTGTTGAGGATGAAACCAATCCAGATTCAACAGCTTTTATTATTGATAACACTGGTAATACCTATATTGGTACCAGAGTTAATACAAACAACTCAAAACTTGTGGCGAATGGTACTATTTCTGAAACTGTTTCGGGAACACAATATCTTGTTGTTTCACAGTATGATATTGGTACAGATCCCAATGAGATTCCTTTAAACCAATATCTTGGTACAATGGCGTATCAAGATTATAGATCAGTTTATATTGGTAATCTTACTGTTGCGGGAAACATTACTGCTGAGGGTAATATTGTTTGGACTGCAGGTAATGATGGTGCAAATTCTGGTCTAGATGCTGATTTACTAGATGGAAATGACAGTACATATTACACTAATTACGTAAATCAAACTAATCCTCCAGCTGCTAACATAATTTTAACTGGTGATGTTGCAGGTAGTGCAAATGCTACATTAACTGCTAATAGTACAGTAATCAGTATAAATGTTACAATTCAACCAAATAGTGTTGAACTAGGTACAGATACGACTGGTGACTATGTTGCTAATTTAGTGCAAGGTTCTGGTGTCACTATTACATCTGGTACTGGTGAGTCATCAACTCCAACTATTGCTGCTAATGTAGTTTCCGTAGGAACATTTGTTGGTGCAGTTTCTAATGCTAATATTTTAAGTAGTATTTTAACTGTTGATGGAGCTGGATCAGGTTTAGATGCTGATTTACTCGATGGTCAAGAAGGTTCGTATTATGCCAATGATGCTGCTGTAGTTCATATTACTGGTACTGAAACTGTTACTGGATTAAAAACATTTAGTAATAGTGTTGTTATTTCTACTAATTTAACTAGTGATGCTCTTAGAATTACACAACTAGGTACTGGTAATGCACTAGTTGTTGAAGATTCAACAAATCCTGATTCCACGCCGTTTGTGATTGATGGTAGTGGTAGAGTAGGTATAGGTACCAGATCTCCCGCATACGCACTTGATGTCGTTGGAACGAGTAATATTCACGCATCTATTTCAGATGGAGCTAGACAACAATTATTTGGATCGTGGACTTCAGCAAATGGTGATATCGATAGTTTATTGCCAGGTACTAATTTTGGTACAATTCACCAAGGTGCTAATAATGGTCATCATGTTTTTGGTATCAGGGAAAATGATGCAAATGATTCGTTTTCAATTATTTCAGGTGGTGGAAATTATTCATCAGATTTAACATACGATACTTTAGTTGCTTTTTTTAGAGCTGATGGTAGAGTAGGTATTGGTACATCATCTCCTTTAGCAAATTTACATGTTAATAGTGATGCTATTATCACTGCAAATACCGCTACAGATGCTCTTAGAATTACACAACTAGGTACTGGCAACGCTTTTGTCGTTGAGGATGAAACTAGCCCAGATTCTACAGCTTTCATCATCGACAATACTGGAAATACCTATATTGGTACAAGAGTTAATACAAACAACTCAAAACTTGTAGCAAATGGTACGATATCAGAATCGGTATCAGGAACACAGTACCTTGTAGCATCACAATATGATATAGGTACTGATCCTAATGAAATACCTATTAATGGTTATCTAGGTACTTTAGCATTTCAAGACTCTGTATCAGTTTTAATCGGAAATTTAATAGTTTCAGGCAACGTTGGAGTAGGAACAACAACACCAACATATACTATGCAAGTAGTTGGTTCATTTTCAGCAACATCGAAGTCATTTACAATTGATCATCCAACAAAAACAAATTATAAATTACAATATGGATCATTAGAATCACCTTATCATGGTGTAAGACTTACAGGTGAAGGTATAATAAACAATAATTTATGCACTATAATACTACCTGATTATATTCATGGTTTATGCAAACAAGAAGAATCGCAAGTGCAAATTACTAATATAAAACATGATAAAGTAATTTGGATTGAAGATATCGATGTTAACAATAATCAATTTACTGTTGCGTGTAATGGTGATTTATATAAATCTTATAGATTTTATTGGTCATTCACAGCAATTCGTAAAGATGTACCTGAAATCGTAGTAGAGGAAATAAAATGAGTTTTTCTGCAAATTATCCCACATCTAGACCAGCACTAAATCTAAACTTTGCTAGATCAAAGGTGCTGGATCCCAGAATCACGTTCACTCGTGCTAGTACGGCGACGTATTACGATGGTGTAACCACTGCCAAGGCTGAAGAGAATTTGCTGCCGCAGAGTCAGGATTTTACTAACGCAACTTATTGGGCAACCAACACAGCGTCTGTTTCATATACAGCTAATACAACCGCAGCGCCAGATGGGACTATGACCGCAGATACTATGACGGCTGCGGTGGGGACAGGTACTAGATTTGGATCTGGAACAGGTATCTACGGAATTACCTCTGGTCTTGTTTACACAGCATCGCTATTTGTTCAAGCTGGGACAGATACGGTAGTCCAATTGATATTCCCAACAGGTCAGTTTGGGTCAGATGCCTACGCTAATTTTGATCTATCAGCGGGCACTGTTGGAAGTGTCGGTGCTAGTGCGACCGCAACAATTAGCAGCGCAGGGGGCACTTGGTATCGATGTTCAATTACCGCAACTGCAACTGCGTCTAGTACAGCTTCAATTGGCATGGGCTTTGTTTTTACAGGAAATAACTCTTCGGCTGCTCGGTTGCCATCTATCACAACGGCTGGGACTGAAACTCTAATTCTCTGGGGCGCGCAGCTCGAACAACGCGATGCAGTCACGTCCTACACTGCCACGACCACCCAACAGATCACCAATTACATTCCCGTTCTGCTCACCGCAGCAACCAACGCCCCGAGGTTCGACCATAACCCTACGACATTCGAGAGCCTTGGGCTACTGATTGAGGAACAACGGACGAATTTATTTCCGTATTCAGAAGATTTTGCCAATGCGGCTTGGAGTAAAACTAGATCTAGTATTACGAGCAATACAATTGTTGCGCCCGATGGGACGCTGACTGGGGGTAAGCTAGTTGAAGACACGACAGCAACCAGTACACATTTTGTTTCCGATAACGTAAATTTAATAGCCAACACATCTTATACTGCAACAGTTTATGTAAAAGCCGCAGAAAGAACCAGAGTTCTCTTGCAAAATAGTTCAACTGCAAATTGGACTACCGTAGGGGTTGCTTATTTTGATTTGTCAGCAGGAACAATTGTAAGTGGAACAGGAAGCATTACACCAATTGGCAACGGCTGGTACAGATGTTCAATTAATGGAACATTTGGCGGGACGGACGCAACTGGTGGGCTTAACATTTTTATTGTTGAATCTGGTACTACCACCAGCTACACAGGCGACGGCTACAGCGGTGTCTACATCTGGGGCGCTCAGCTAGAAGCAGGAGCGTTCCCCACATCCTACATAAAAACTGTTGCTGCGACAGTAACCCGCAGTGCAGACGCTGCCAGCATGACGGGCACCAACTTTTCGAGTTGGTATAACCAGAGTGAAGGAGCTTTGTTTGCGGAGTTTGCATGGGTGGGGCTTAGATCTGTTGCAGGTCAACGTATATTAGTTGTGGATAATGGCACTACAACAAATTATTGGGGGATGGTAGGCACCTCAACTAACACAATGCAAAATCCAGTAGTAGTTAATGGTGTTACTGAAGCAACCAACGCTACGCCAGCAACTACGTATAGTGTAAATACGTACTATAAACAGACCGTTGCCATTGCTGTTAATAATACTGTTGCTGCAATTAATGGTGCAGCTGGGACTACGGATACAGTAGCTCTTGTGCCTACTGTGAACACTCTACGTCTTTGTGCTAGTTCGGCAGGGGTTGGAGAGAATATTAGAATTCGCCGCATCGCCTACTATCCCCTTCGCCTCACCAACGCTCAACTTCAAGCACTAACAAGTTAAGGAAAAATATGATGTACAGAGATTATTATTTAAAATTTGATTCGGAGGCTCAAGCAAATGAAATACTTTTTACTCAGCATTCAGAACAACTAAATGAAGCTGGTGAAGTAATTGCAGAAGCCTACACCTCACAAAATTTTCAAAATATAGACATTATAGGTACAATTTATAATCCTGATGGTATATATGATGGTGAAGGGAATATTTTGCAAGAAGCAACAAAGAAAGATGGTTGGCATGTTAATGTGAGACTAACACCAACCGAGTCAGCTGACTCACTAGAGCCTTTTAGAGTTATACCAACACAACCACGTAGAGTCTGGGCTTAATAGTTAAAGAAAGATAATATGGCAGACGTAGTTATCACACCCATACAAGGTAACATACATTTTTTTAACGATGCTAGTGTTATTATAGCATCTTTTACTGCAACTTCCTCAAATAATCTTATTATTACAGGAAACACAGGAGTTAACGTTACTAGTAACATTACAGTAACCGAAAGTGTAACTAGTAATTCATATATTGATACTATTTTTACAATTACAGATGGTTCCTCGGTTGACATTAATCCTAGAAATGGAGGAATACAATTGTGGACTTTGGGTGCAAGTAGAACACCCACAGCTAATAATTTTCAAAATGGCCAAAGTGTAACTTTAATGATAGATGACGGTGCCACCTATACAATTACATGGCCTTCAGTTATTTGGAAAACTGATTCGAATACAGCTCCAACTTTAAATATTACAGGATTAACCGCTATAAATTTGTGGAAAGTTAGTGGCAATGTTTATGGTGCCCGCGTTGGGGATTCTTAATGCTACGTAATAAAATTCTCACCAGCTCTAAAACAACAAGTCCAGGTTGGATTTTTTCTAATTTAAGATTTACATCTGATTATGGGGGTTTTTATATTGGAAATCAAGAAATAACTCCTAAAGGTGTGCATTTTAAATCTGATGGTACTAAAATGTATGCAGTTGGTGTAACTACAGATACTGTGTATGAATATAATTTATCAACTGCATGGATTATTTCTACAGCATCATATGTTCAATCTTTTAGTGTTGCAGGACAAGAAATAAATCCACAGGGATTGTTTTTTAAAGATGATGGTACTAAGATGTATGTTATAGGTAGCACTGGAGATGATGTCAACGAGTATACCTTAAGTTCAGCCTGGGATATTAGTACCGCATCATATGTTCAAGTTTTTAGTGTTTCAACTAGAGACTCCACTCCTACAGATATATTTTTTAAATCTGATGGTACTAAAATGTATGTTGTAGGAGCATCAAATGATTCAGTGTATGAATTTACATTAAGTACACCCTGGGATATTTCTACAGCATCATATGTTCAATCTTTTAGTGTATCTGCACAAGAAACAACTCCAAATGGGTTGTTTTTTAAAGATGATGGTACCAAGATGTATATTACAGGTAGTGGTGGAGATGATGTCAACGAGTATACCTTAAGTTCAGCCTGGGATATTAGTACCGCATCATATGTTCAAGTTTTTAGTGTTGCTACATCAGAAACAAATTCAGAAGGATTGTTTTTTAAACCAGATGGTACCAAGATGTATATTATTGGATCTGGAGCAGATTCTGTGTTTAGCTTTACCTTAAGTACACCTTGGAATATTAGTACATCAACATTAGATTTACCTACAGAAAATTATTTTAGTGTAGCCGCACAAGAAACAACTCCTGTTGGTATTTTTTTTAAAGATGATGGTACTAAAATGTATGTCTTGGGAGATTCAGGTAATGATGTCAACGAGTATACCTTAAGTACACCCTGGGATATTTCTACAGCATCATATGTTCAAGTTTTTAGTGTATCCGCACAAGAATCTGTACCCAGAAGTATTCATTTTAAAGATGATGGTACTAAAATGTACGTTATGGGAACAACTGGAGATGACGTCAACGAGTATACCTTAAGTACACCCTGGGATATTAGTACCGCATCATATGTTCAAGTTTTTAGTGTTGCAGGACAAGAAGATATTCCACATGGATTATTTTTTAAACCAGATGGTACTAAGATGTATGTTATAGGTAGAACTGGAGATGATGTCAACGAGTATACCTTAAGTTCAGCCTGGGATATTAGTACCGCATCATATGTTCAAGTTTTTAGTGTATCCGCACAAGAAGGAACTCCGAGTGGATTGTTTTTTAAACCAGATGGTACCAAGATGTATATTATGGGTTTAGGTGGTGACAAACTATATGAATACTCTTTAAGCACGCCATGGGATATTAGTACAACTGTGTATTCTACAGCTTTTTCTGTAGGGCTGTATGATCTTAATTTTTATAATATATACATTAAATCAGATGGTAAAAAACTATACGCAGTAGGTGTAAATTCTGATGCTGTTTGGGCTTTTGACTTTTAAAAGAGAAAAATATGTACGTAAAGATAGTAAATAATCAACCCAGTGTTTTTCCATATACTTTGAGTGATTTACAAAGAGATAATCCTCAAACAAGTTTTCCTTCAGTGTGTACAGATAGTCTGTTAGAACTATTTTCTGTATATAAAGTTCAAACTACACCCGCACCAGTTATTGATAGTAAAACACATAGAATTAAACAAACAGTACAAAAAATAGATGATGTTTGGACACAAGCATGGATAGTTGTAGAAATATCATTAGACCAAGCATCTAACAATGTAAGAGGTTATCGGGATAGACTTTTATCCGAGTGTGATTGGACACAGTTACCTGATGTTTCAATAGATAAAGTTGCATGGGCAACATACAGACAAGAACTACGTGACATAACCGATCAAGAAGGATTTCCTTATAACTTAATTTGGCCTATTAAACCTGCATAAATAATAGAAAATTAAGGAATAATTTCTATGGCTATTGCTTCCAGACAAGATCTTATTGATTACTGCCTACGTAGATTGGGTCATCCTGTAATTGAAATCAATCTTGACGATGATCAAATAAGTGATCGTCTAGATGATGCTCTACAGTTTTATCGTGAATATCACTTTGATGCTACAGAAAAAGTATATCTTAAAGCAGTCATTACTCCATCTTTAATGACTGTAACTGGTAATGCAAATCTATTTACATCTGGTGATGTAATCACTGGGCAAACTTCTGGTGCTACAGCAGAATGGAATGGTGCAACTTCAAATGTTGCAACACAACTAAATGTAATAAATGTTTCTGATACTAATTTTGTATTGGGTGAGACTGTTCGTGGTTCTACCTCAAATGCAACAGCAGTCTTTAGTTCTTTAACTAAAGGTTCTTATGATAATCAATACTTTGAAATATCTGATGCAGTTATCGGTGTAGAAAGAGTTCTACCATTCTTCGATAGAACATCTGGTATTAATCTCTTTGATATTCGTTATCAGATGTTAGTACAGGATTTGTACAATGTAATGTCTGTAGATATGATTCATTACACTATGATTCAAAATCATCTACAACTAATTAATACACTTTTAGTTGGTACAAAACCAATCCGCTTCAACCGTCATATGAATAGACTGTTTGTTGATATGGATTGGAAACGTGATGCTCCAATAGGTGATATATTAATAGTTGAATGTTTTAGAATACTAGATCCAGATCAGTTCACTGATGTTTATAATGATATGTTTTTGAAAAGATATGCCACTGCTCTAATGAAAAGACAATGGGGTGAGAATCTTAAGAAATTTGAAGGAGTCCAGTTACCTGGTGGTGTAACATTAAATGGACAACAAATATATAATGAAGCAATTAATGAATTATCTAAAATAGAAGATGAAATCCAATCTAGATTTGAATTACCGACAGATTTCTTTTTAGGTTAGTGTGTAGCGTTAGTGGTGTAATCATCATTCGCTACATAGCAAGTATACGACAGTTGTCAATAGATGTCAATCAAAAATATAACTTTTAAAAAGTACAATAAAAAGTACAGCAGAACATGACCACAAACTTTTATTTTCAATCTGGTATTCCAATGGGCAGACGATCAGAATCGTTGCTTATGGAAGATCTTATTATAGAATGCTTAAAGATTTATGGATTTGATGTGTACTATCTACCTCGTGCTGCTGTTGCAAGAGATTATATTCTCAATGAAGAAGTATTAGAAGAGTTTAAAAATGCTTATCCTGTAGAGGTTTATCTTGAAAATGTGAACGGATTTGGTGGTAATGATTTGATGACAAAGTTTGGATTACAGTTGCAAGACACCGCCACATTTGTTATGGCGCGCCGTCGTTGGGATGAATTGATAAAAAGAAAAGGTAATTCTATTCTCTCAACCAGACCAGCCGAAGGTGATTTACTTTTCTTTCCTCTTACTAAATCATTTTTTGAAATAAAGTACGTAGAAGCAACTGATCCGTTCTTTCAGGTAGGAAAGTTATACGTCTATAAATTACAGTGTGAGTTGTATCAATTTAGTCATAACACAATTGATACTGGTGTTGACGAAATTGATGTTATCTCCGATGCAATAAATGAAGATATACTTTCTTATGAATTGAAATTAGAAGAAGGTTTTGCATTACTATTAGAACAGAGTAGAAGAGCAAGTATGATTCTTGAAAATTATGATCTAGAAGATATAGACAAAGCTGCAACCAATGATCACTTCAATACAGAAGGAAAAGATATATTAGATTTCAGTGAAAGAAATCCCTTCGGAGAGGTTGTAAGTAGATAATGTTAACCAAATTTTATTGGTCTACAATCAGAAAGTGTATTGTTGCATTTGGTAACATGTTCAACAATATTACCATTGATCGCCTAGATGCAAATGATACTCCTACAAAAAGTATAAGAGTTCCCCTTGCATATGCCTCAAAACATAAGTATCTTGCTAGAATAGATCAACAACCAAATGCTGCAGAAGAAAGAAACGTAGAGATTATTCTTCCGCGTATGTCCTTTGAGATGACAAGTATCAATTATGATCCAGCAAGGAAACTATCTCTAGTACAGCAAAATCGTATCACAAATTCTACTACAACAAATCTAACCACCCAGTATACACCTACTCCATATAATATCGGAGTTAATTTATACATCTATACTCGCAATACTGAAGATGCACACCAAATAGTTGAGCAAATTTTACCATACTTTAATCCAGATTTTACTCTATCTATTAAAGCAATACCAGATTTAAACATCACACATGATCTACCAATCATTCTTGATGGAATACAATTTGAAGATACCTTTGAGGGTGACTTTCTCGATAGAAGAATGATTGTTTGGACTTTGTCATTTACTCTAAAAACAAACTTTTATGGTCCTGCATCTAGACAAGGTATCATTCGTACAGCAATTGTCGATTTCTTTGAAAATAGAGAACTAACAAATTCACTTGGTACGTATACTGTAACTGTAAGTCCTTCAACAGCACAACCTGGCGATACTTTTGAATTTGCAGAAACATTTGAGGGATTAGATGAATAATGGACAAGTTAAATGAAATCTTCAATATAACTCCACAAGAAAAAGAATCTGTACCAGTTATTGCTCCATCTGTTTCAAAAAACATCGACGCTGAAGATGACTATGATCTAGCCCGTGGTACACTTAGAAATGTGATAGAAAAAGGTTCTAATGCGCTAGATGATATCATTCATCTAGCTAAAAACTCTGAACATCCCAGAACATATGAGGTTGCTGGTCAGTTAATGAAAACTATGTCTGAAGTTGCAAAGGATCTTTTAGCTCTACAAAAACAAAAGATAGAGCTAGATAAACCTCAAGCAGAACAGGCAGCACAAAACCCACAAATTGGTCAACAAAACAATATAGTCTTTACTGGATCAACAGAAGATCTACTTAAAATGCTGAAACAAACGCAGGAAAAAGTAATTGGTTCTTCCGATAATTAATAGTATAAGAAACAAGTATAATGGTAATACTCGACTAAAACAAGTTGGGTATCCTATACAATATACTCAGGACAACGTACAAGAGATTATTCGGTGTACGAATGATCCTATCTACTTTATTACTAAATATTGTAAAATTGTTTCACTAGATCATGGTTTAGTTCCCTTTGAACTTTATGGATATCAAAGAAATTTTATTGGTACTTTACTAAACAACCGTAAAGTAATTAGTATGCAGCCGCGGCAAATGGGAAAATCTCAAACAGTAGCGGCTTTTATTTTATGGTACACATTATTTCAATCTAATAAAACAGTTGCTATTCTTGCAAACAAAGCACCTGCTGCAAGAGAAATTTTATATCGTTATCAACTAATGTATGAAGGTCTTCCTTTGTGGTTGCAACAAGGTATTAAAACATGGAATAAGGGTGATATAGAATTAGAGAATGGATCGATTGTATTTACTGCAGCAACATCCAGTTCAGGTATTCGTGGTAAATCAGTTAATCTTTTGTATGTTGACGAAACGGCAATAATTCCTAATAATGTAGCTGAGGAATTTTTTACATCGGTTTATCCTACAATTTCTGCTGGTGAAACTACGAAGATTGTTCTTACCTCCACACCGTTGGGTTTCAATCATTTTTGGAAATTTTGGAATGATGCTTTACAGGGTGCCAATGGATTTACACATTTTGAAGTTAAATATTCAGAACATCCAAAAAGAGATGCAAAATGGGCCGAGGAACAGAGAAAATTACTTGGTGAGGTTAAGTTTAATCAGGAAGTATTATGTTCATTTATCGGAAGCTCACACTCTCTAATTGCTGGAGATGTTGTTGCTCGTATGTCACCAGTTCCATACGTGTTTACTACTGATGATGGTTTAGACATCATAGATGAACCAGAAAGAAACAAACAATACGTAATTATGGTCGATACTTCTCGTGGAGTTGGTGGTGACTACTCAGCATTTACAGTTATAGATGTAACACAGATTCCATATAAAGTTGTTGGAAAGTATAGAAACAATAGAATTAGTCCTTTGTTATATCCTAATGTGATACATAAAATAGCAAAAGATTATAATGATGCTTATGTACTAGTAGAGATCAATGACAATGGACAACAAATTGCAGATATTTTGTATTCTGAATTAGAATATGAAAACATCTTTAGTATAGGATCTAATGGACGCAAAGGACAATATGTCTCTGCTGGAGCTAAGGGTGATACTTTAGGTGTTAGAACCACTAAACAAGTAAAAAGAATCGGTTGCTCTAATCTAAAAACTTTAGTAGAATCTAATAAACTTTTAATATTTGATAAAGATATTATCTCAGAACTCTCTACATTTATTGAAAAGAGAGGTTCTTATGAAGCAGATGAAGGGTATAATGATGATCTTGTGATGACTTTAGTACTTTTTGCTTGGATTGTTCGAGATCCATACTTTAAAGATTTAACAAATTCTAATCTTCGCTATGAACTTTTTCAACAAAGATTGAAACAAATTGAGGACGAATTAACACCATTTGGTGTAATAAATACAGGAATGCCCGAAGAAAAGGAACCCGAAATCATGGCAGGAGATTTATGGATTGCTGCCGAAGATGATTTGGGTGCTCATATTAGTCGCAGAATTAACTCAGGATTAGGTTGAAATTTTAAATTCTATAAATACCATAACAAAGAGTTTTTGTTTTTAACCTATAGGAGAACATGATGGCATATCAACTTTCACCTGGTGTACTAGTAAAGGAAACTGATCTTACGACAGTAGTACCTTCAGTTTCAACTAGTGCAGGAGGTTTTGCAGGTGAGTTTGCTTGGGGTCCAGCTGATCAAGTAACATATGTTGGTTCAGAAAATGAACTAGCAGCAGTTTTTGGAAAACCTAATGCAAATACTTACTTGTCTTTCTTTACCGCAGCCAACTTTTTAGCATATTCTAATCAACTTTTAACTATTCGTGCAGTTGGTAGTGCAGCCAAAAATGCCGCAGCAAATGCAAATACTGCTGTTACAGTAACAGCAGATTTGATCAAGAATCAGAACGAATACGATTCGTCAACTGCTCTAACAAATGGTTTAGTTTCTGCAAAGTATCCAGGTGCTTTAGGAAACACATTAAAGATCGTTTACGCAACGAATGGTAACTGGAGTACTTTAGGAGCAATTCAAGCAGAATTTAATGGTCAACCAGGTACTTCTGCCCATGCTGCTAAGTTTGGTTCAACCAATGATGAAATTCACATTGCAGTAATTGATGAAGATGGTTTATTTTCAGGTACAGCAAACACAGTTATTGATAAATTTCAATATTTGTCAGTAGCTTCTGACGCAGTTGGTTCAGATGGTACATCAATTTACTACAGAAATGTACTAAACAATTCAAACTATGTCTGGTGGAGAGGTCATCCAGCAGATGCAACAAATTGGGGTACTGCAGCATCAACTGGTAATGTTACTTATGCTTTAACAGCAAATGTACAACTTTCACTATTTGGTGGAGTAGATTCATCACCTTCAGCTGGAAACGTTGAAACTGCTTATAACAATTTTCTACAAGATGACATCTACGACGTTTCTTTGATCCCTGTTGGTGCATTAGCATTAACAAATGCGAAGAATATTGTTGATAATATTGCAGCAGTTAGAAAAGATTGTGTAGTATTTCTTTCACCAACCTATACTAGTGTGCAAGCAAATCTTGCTTCTTCAACACAACTAACAAATGTGGTTGCAGATAGAACAAATAATCTATCAAATCTTTCATCTTCATATGCAGTAATGGATTCGGGTTGGAAATATCAATATGACCGTTACAATGACGTATACAGATGGTTGCCTCTAAACGGTGATATTGCTGGACTTTGTGCTCGTACAGATTTCGTTGCAGATCCATGGTTCTCACCTGGTGGTCTAAATCGTGGTCAAATTAAGAATGTGGTTCGTCTAGCATTTAATCCAACCGCAAGCCAGCGCGATATTCTTTATAAGAATGGTATTAATCCTGTAATTTCAGTAGCAGGTCAGGGAACTGTTCTTTATGGAGATAAAACACTACTAAGCAAACCAAGTGCATTTGATAGAATCAATGTACGTAGATTATTCATCGTACTTGAAAAAGCAATTGCATCTGCTGCTAAATACTCACTATTTGAATTCAATGATGCATTTACCAGAGCACAATTTAAGAATCTTGTAGAACCATTCCTGCGTGATGTTCGTGGTCGCCGTGGTATTACAGATTTCCTAGTTGTATGTGATGAAACAAACAACACTGGTGAAGTAATTGATAGAAACGAATTTGTTGCTGATATTTACATCAAACCAGCACGTTCAATCAATTTCATTTCACTAAACTTTATTGCTACAAGATCATCAATTTCATTCAGTGAAGTTGGTGCTTAATAGGAGAAAGTAAATGGCAATTTTTAACGTAGATGAATTCAGAACATCGCTAGGTAATGGTGGAGCAAGACCCAATCAGTTTCAAGTAACGATTGGATTTCCTCCTGCTGCACCAAACACTTTTGCGTCTGAGAAAAGCTCATTTTTAGTAACCGCAGCATCACTACCAGGACAAGTAGTTCCTCCTGCAACTGTTCTGTATCGTGGTCGTCAAGTACACATGGCTGGTGATCGTGTATTTACTCCATGGACAACAACTATTCTAAACGATACTCAATTCATCGTTAGAAATGCGATTGAGCGTTGGATGAATCAGATGGAAGATCTAGAATTTAAAAGGGGTCTAACACAACCTTCTC